TGGACCATTGCAGCCCTGTTCCTTCATTCCCTTCAAACAGGCCAGAACCCCATAAACAAGAAGGCACTGTTCGTCTTTGATATTTTTAATTTCCCGATCCTGCTGTCCTTGTCTAAGATACCATCTGTAAACAGCGAAGAGTGCTGAAAATATAACAACCAGCGCGGTGATCACGCTGGCTGCCGTAATGATTGTGTTTGTAGTTATGTACATACAGTTCTCCTGTCAGTTATTCATGCTCGCAGTCCTTGTGCCCCGGGCCGCCCGGCACATGCCCTGGCTTAAACTGTCTGTGATCCGGGCTGTAATCTTTTTTATAAGGTGTCTCATCAATCACAGGCTGCCGGCCGGGATCCTCTTTTCCGGTTGCGGGGCCATAAGGTACGGTTGTCTTGTAGTTCATGTCTGGCTTGTTCTTATTCATAGTGATTCCTCTCTTTCTTGTAGAAATAAAATAAGCCGCTGTTATGCGGCAGGTTGCTATATCAGAAATTCTATACGTGTAATGAAATATGATGTGTAGTTGACATCTTCGGCATTCGTGAAATGGATTGCTAAAAATCCTTCATCATTCACTGCGGATACGTCAAGGTCCCCTGTATATATCGTCCCTGAGTTGGTCATGCCTATGGTTGTGCTTTTCAACAATCCTGTACTGCGGTTCAGCAGAATGTCAGATCTCGAGGTGTCTGAACGATATACCATCAAAGCGGCATGCCCCTTGCCTCTTGACGATCCATTAAATTTGATAGATACTCTTACGGTCTTGAACGGAGAAAACGTTATCGACTCTTTCGGACAAAATTTGTTAAACTGTAACTTGGCTCTGGAATACATCATTCTTAATCCATCACCAGTTATTTCTACAGGATTTCTAAGCACGTTATTGTTATACCAACTACATATTTCAGCGCCCTTCGCCAGAACTCCGGAAAAGGACGCACCATCAAAAGGGACATGGTTCACCGACATATCTTTTAATGTACCCGTTAATCCGCCTATGTTTATACCTTCGCGAATATTTGCGGCCTGTAAGCCTGCGATATCCGCCTGGATCCAATTGACGCCGTTCAGATAATGCCCATTGCGTACCCCCAAACATATCACGCCGCCCCACGCACTTACATTCGTTGCATAGGCTCTATCACTTCCTGATACATCTGCATTCTGAATCGCCATATTTCCTGTCATTTTGACACCGTTACGCCAATAGGTCTTACCAGGCAATACGTGGCCTGATTCAGCGCTAGCGTCTCCAGTCCATACTGTCCACGCATCTCCCTGGACACCAAGAACAGTATTTCCGGCACTTATTTTGAGAGAATTAAGTCCGATTGCATTAGCCATTTTGGATTGTTCTACGCCTAATAACGTATTCCCTTCAATGTATCCTGGTTTATTATTATAACGTATTTCTGCCCGCGTGACTCCATCGGTATTTGTAGAAATAAAAGCCTCATCTCCTACAATTACTTTAGTAGCGTTACCTGTAGCATGATTTACCGTCGATTCAGCTGTTAGATTAGGCATCGTGCCGGTACCGGGTTCACCATCTGTATCATGTGTAATGGCCGTATAATTTTCTAACACATGCTGCCTGTAAGCGGTAAGTTCGTCACTATCCGCGTTCCCACCACCGCCCAGCATTGGTATTACTTTTCCCATAGCCTCACGCTCCTTCCGTCAAAATCTGAAAATCTACTGCCGGCTTCTTATATGCCTTAAAGGTTATTTTCCCATCTGCCACCCCATCCGGATTACACATCAGGTACCCTGCCGCCTTGTTCCAGGCTTTCACCTGTTCTAATGCGGCGTTCGCCGGAGTGTAAACTCCAATTACCTTGATATCATCAGCCACGGTGATCCCCGCAGCGTCTACTGTCTGAGTGAACGGGTAAGAACCGCTCCAACCCGCGGCCGTAAGCTTTAATATCCGGCGGTTCACAATCTTTTTCATAGCCTCGTCTATGATATCCATATTATCGTTGAAATCGTCAGGGGTCAGAAGATCGTTATCCTCCGGCTTTTTCAGACCATAGTTTTGTGTCGTCTGCATTTTCTCATACTCCTTCCATGGTTTTTACTTCTCCCCAGGTCTTCGTTTTGAGATCTCCCCAGGTAAGGCCTTTTACGTTACCCCATACGGTATAGGTATATTCAAAACTGTAAGACAGATGGGCCGGCTTTATATCCTCCAGCATATCAATAAATGCCTGCATGTTCCTGGGAATTCCTTTCACTCCGACAAAACGTACAATGAAATGGTGTTTGGAATTGTCCTCAATCACCCGCACCTCTCCTCCGGAAAACGCTGCAGCTGTATCTCTTATCATCTGCTTCGTCGTCGTACTCTGTCCCCGCAGCTTTGCCATCAGAATCTCCCGGCGCTGCTCATAGGAAAGCGAAAGATTGGTAACAACACCGTACATAGATTCCCACAGCACCAGCCCCCAGGTTGCCGTTGTAATAAAGCACTGGTCAAACAAATCCCTTAGATTATGTTCGAGATATCCAATCTCGTATCCTTCCGTTTCATAAAGGGCGGAAAGCTCCCGCAGCTCTGCCAGGAATGGTGGTACGTATCGGGCCAGGTCCACAAAATATTCTTCCGGTGTATGGCTGTCCTCCGCCTCCCGTGCATACTTTGCTAGACCATATAATGTATTTCCGTACATATGCTCCTCCTAAACGCTTTTTATGTATAGTGGCAGGTCAACGGCCGGTTTCTTGCTGTAACACGTAAATGAAACCGATCCATCGGCGGTTGTTCCGACATCAATCATGCCTAACGCTGCTTTCCATACCTTTACCTGATCAGTAGTAGGACTGCCGGTAATATTCAGCGTCAGCATGACATCCATGGCAGAAGTCAAACCGGAAACAGACACGGTCTGGGTGTAAGGTACCTCCGCGCTCCAGCCGGAAGCAGGAACTGTGATAGCCGCTGAAAACAAGAACTTATTCCATCCGTTTTTTTCTGTATCCGAGGTAAACCGGTGAGTGGCGTCTTGTGTAATCATACTGGCAGGGTGTGCAGAAGGATGAACATAATTATTCGCTCCGGCTGCTACACCATCTAATTTCTTCTTATCCGCTGCCGACATAAGGCCATTGGCTGCCTGCGTGGCCACCGATGTACCAGCTTTTCCATTCCATGTATCCAGTAATGACTGAGTAATCTTATCCAGCACAGTTTTATTCGAATGGGTATGGCTTTGGCTCGCATCCACGTCAGCCTGGGTGATGTAGCCGGCATCATTAGTAAACTGGGATACCTTTGTCGGCATATCGGTGATCTGGCTCTTTGTATGGGTATGCGCCGGCAAGGCTGTGAGCGCGCTGTTCCATTTGTCCACCAGCACCTGGGTGATTCCATCAATAACACTCTTGTTGCTGTGCGCATGCTTTTTACTGTTGGCATCATTCCAATTGGTACGTTCCGCTGTCGTTATATGAAGTACAGCATCTTCTTTATGGGCTATAAAATCAGCGATAGCCTTCATAATCTTTCCAAGTGAAATCGTCAGCTTCTCCCCACTGCTTAAATTTCCCAGGGCCGATGCCTGAGTAAAGGTCGGCGTCTGATCATTGGTCGCTACATTGGGAACACTCCCGAGCCCTACCTGAGCCTTCGTTACTCCATGCGGATTGCTCTTATTGCCGATATGCGTATACGCCGCGTTCCAATTATCAAGCAGCGTCTGGGTGATCTTGTCTATCACTGTTTTATTCCCGTGCTCATGCCGCTTGTTATAAGCATCGCTCCAGTTTGCAAGCAGTGCCTCTGTCAGTTTATCCAGCGTAGACTTATTGCTGTGGGTATGCTTCTTTGCGTTCGTATCATCGTAGGCCGTCTTGTCTTCCTTACTTAACAGGCCGTCCACACTCTGGGTTGCTTTTGGGATCGCGTTGGCCGAGATCGCAATCCACGCTGTTCCACTCCACCTGTAGGTATAGTCTGTATCCTTAACATTGACTGTCCAGCCATCATCTGGCTGCGGATACGTGGTCGCTAAATCCGCGAAGGTAGCGACTGCTTCCTTCCAGTCAATAGCTGTCTCCAACGCAGAGAACTTATTATCCACCTCATTCCGGGTATACTTGTCATCCCAGTTTGGTTTGTTGGTAGAGATTGTGCTGCGTATATCATTCTCAGCGGCGGTTGCCCGGCTGACTTCCGCCGTTATATTTCCCTGCAGCTCCGCTTCCTTCGCTTTCGCTCGGGAAACCTCTGCTGATACAGAGTCGCTATTGGTTTTCTCAGCGGCCTTTGCTCTCGTAACCTCCGCCACCAGATTGTCCGTAAGCGTCTTTTCAGCGCCTTTTGCCCTGGTCACTTCCGCTGTCAAGTTATCGGTCAGGGTCTTTTCCGCAGCCGTAGCCCTTGCCGTTTCCTTTGCAATTTCACCCTTCAAAAAGGACTCTTCTGCCTCTGCCCGGTCTTCCTCCGCATTAACCCCTTCCTGAGTCCTGATTATGTCCTGCTGAAGCAGATTAACGTCTTCTGCCTCAACGGTATCCCCCTCAGTCTCGTAGCTGATATACACGGTCGGAACATCAGCATACAGCCTGATCACCTTTTTCCACGGCATCAGGCTGGGTGTTGACAGGACATAAGACTGGATCCGGTCCCCCGTCAGCTTTGGCCCGGTATAGACGGCCAGTGTGGAAGTATTGACATTATCATGCGCCAGAGGGGCATCATATACGCCATCGATCAATGATATCTCCTCTTCAATCACATATACATTGCCATCCACTTTATTCAGTTTTTCCGTATAAGTACTGATTTCCACTACGGCATCACCTCCAGCATGACTGCTCCGGCCACTGCGATCTCCTCATCTGCCAGGCTGACGTTTGCTGCCTGCCCGTTCAGCCGAAGCTCTGTAAAGTCTTCCACCCCGGCTGTATTCAGCAGCAGATTTCCGACTTTAGCCAGGCTGACATAAGAAACATTAAAGGCGCCCTCCTGTAAAAAGCTTGTAATCTCCCGCAGAAACATTTCCTGGACGCTTCCCAGGTTCACCCCATTCTGCAGCTTGACTCTGGCCGTTACGGTAATTGCTTTTTCTCTGGCAGAAACAACAGAGACGTCGGCACCGATCGGGCGGAGCTCTTCGATATGGTTCTTTACCTGCCCGATCAGTTCCGGCGTTGCTGCCGATCTCTCCGCATCAGCAATCACCACTTTTACAGTACCTGGCCCCAGGGCCAGAGGATAGATCTTAGCGGCCCCTACACCAGCACATTCTATTGTCCAGTTATAGTAATCATAGATATTTCCACTCGTAGAAGGCTTACGGATTTTGGAGAATATTCGCTTGCGTAACGACTCATCGTCTTCCTCATCACTACCAGCCGAAACTATATCCGTAATTTCTGCAATCGTCAGCCCTGCAACATAATCAATCGGAATGACCTGACCGGAATAATGATTACCGATTTCCCCCGGTGTTTCGCATTGCATCGCATAACTGTGCTGGCCTTCTTTTTCACCAATTTTTTCTATTACCCGATATGTAAGCCGAATCGGATCAGTCAATGCCGAAGCGCGGAAGCCCGATGGAATTTCTTGATCAAAATTACCAGTCTTAACTGCATGAGTTGCCGGCTTTCTCTCCAGTCCATATGAAGCCGCTATTCTGTCAAGGCTTTCTCCTCCTGCAGTTTCCACATACACATTTTTCTGCATCCTCTCCATATCCAGATAAATTCCTTCCAGATACCAGCTTTCCGGTCCAAGCGCAGTCTGAATCAAAGATCCTTCCCGTTTATCCAGTGTATCTGGCACCCGCTTCATCTGACGCGCCAGTATATCGGCATATGTTTTATTGTTGAAATCTATCATACTTCTACCTCCGCCGATACCATACCGAATACCGTTTTTACATCAAAGGCACACTTTACAGTAGTCCCTGCTGAAGCTTCCTTAAATGTAAAGTTATCCACAGACAGGATTCTGTTATCCACAGACAGAGATTCTTTCACGCGTCTTTTTATCATACTAATTACGTATTCTGGTGGTTTTCCAATCAGGCTGTTCATTTCATGACCAAAGTTCGGAGAATAAATCTGATAGCGATACCGCTCAACCTGCAGAATAATCTCAATTGCCTGCTTTATCGCCTCAAGCCCGCCACCAGTCTTTTCTATCCTTCCGGATTCTCTATCTATCAAAAAAGTTGTTGATGGATAATCAACCGTCTGTGCCTCATACACATTATAGTTGGCCGTCTCTGGCAATGTAGCCATTTTTCTGTCACCTACACTTTCGCAATCACAATATAATTTTGCCCAGAATTGGCCTTTAGAACCAGTACCTTATCACCCGCAGCCAATCCATGGTTTATAATTATTTTTTCTCCCTGCACGATTACTTCCTGGTAGCGCACATTCTCACTCATGATCGCCACCGGCTCCTTGACTTCCAGCTGCGACGCCTGAATTTTTAATGTCAAAGGAGACGAGGAAATAACCGTAGCATACCCGGCATCTAATAGCCCCATCGCACGCACACAGTTTTGAATCATTATTTGTAGAGAATTTATTATTTCTGACATTGTCTCTCCTCTTATATTGTCAGCAGCGTTGCCTCAACATCCATGGTGTGGTCATCATTTTCAAACTTATGTTTCACCTTTTCTAAAATGAGATAATACCCATTTTTCAATTCCGGAATATCCAGAATCTGAAACGGAGACATCGCACCTGCCCGGAGCCCAACCACACCACCTACTCCACTTACCGATATTGTTTTAAGTACCCTGTCATAATATGCCATCATTATGTTGCCCTGTTGATTTATTTGTGCTTCATTCAGATTCTCATCCACTTTCTTATATAACTGCAAAAGCCCCCATTTTTTTATTGTCTCACTATCTTTAAACAGATAAATATCCGCCTGACCGGTCTCCTTATTTGGACGTGCCAGTTTAACCTGATTGTAAGTATCCGAGTCAATATCCGTTTTGAAGGTATAATCTGTCAAAAGGCTTTCATTTCCAATCACAATATCTGACATCAGATTTTTAGCTTCCCGCAGACTGAGCTTTCCGAAATCATCATAGAAAACAAACGTTTTCCCTGTATTATTCTGGGTAAGCACAAGACCATAATCTATAATATCAAAGCATTCTGTATCCTCTTTGGTTAATGTGGGAATGACATATCCGGTATCCTCCAGCGTTCCCACTGACAGCTGCATGTCTGCGGCTATTTGCTGGATAATCTCTCCCAGCTTCTTCCCCACAAAACTATAGCTTGCGTTGGATTTCAAATACCGCAGCTGATCATACGCTGTTACAGATATTTCTCCATCTCGTGACTGTTTAATAGTAAATACATAACCCTGATATATTTCCTTACCGTCTACGTAAAATTGTATTCTCGCTCCTTCAGTCATATTGTCGGGCTGTCTACGGATGTAAGAAAACTCCAGTTTTCCCGCGCTCCCCGAACGATTGGTTGTGTAGGTAACATCTTTGGCAATGGAAGCGTAGTCATATATTGTATTTTTTGTTGCATTAAAAACCAAAAGTTTAAATTTCATCCCGTCACCTGCAGTTGATCTGCCTTAATCCAGCCGCGGTTCCCGCCAATCAGGACTGGATATGGCCTGGAGGCGTCTGGAATAATCCTTGATACAGTTGTCTGCAGGTTATTTGCATTCCCTGTTGGCTTATCACCGTAACTGCTGCTGAAATATATTCCATTTGCAATAACCGCCGCTCCTACTCTTAATTCAGGCGTTGTCACGGGCCTGTCTTCCTGCGTCTGGATCTCTGCAGGCTGTCCATCTTCAGACTGTGGCAAGGTTACCTTTTTCGGCCCAAAATGGCGGTATTCCTTGAAAGCAATCTTATAGTACACATCACCGGACTCTCCGCCTCTCTCTGTAGTACTGAAAGCTGTAATAACAGCACTAATATTGGTATCATACATTCTTCCCCCGGCGGCATCGCGACGGCTTATCACAAGATCGCAGATTTCTTTATGATTCCGAGCCTCCTCTATCAATTCCACATATTCAGCTGGTTCCCTCCATTCATGTCCTATGATAAATGGGTCGTTCGAGTTTCCCGGAAAGTAGCTTTCCCAGGATACCTCCATCAGTGAGGGTAACCTGGGAACTATTACTTCGCCAATATCCAGGATATTGTAGGTTTTGTGGTTTGTTGGGTAAGCGATGGTATATTCTTTTGGATTCACGGGAAACTCAATGGTATCTCCCCCGATATCTGCGAAAAATTTATATCTGTTTCTCATAATCCCTCCTGCTACGATATTGCAATGGCACTATGCCGGCACAACATTACTGTGGGATGCATTCTGCTGATCCAGTTCGTTTTTAAGAGCATGCAGCATGGCATCAATATCACTTCCTCCGCCGCCATTCACAGTCTGATTGATTGTTGCATTTGTCTGGGGAACGGTAAGATTCACTAAGGCAACATACTGGCGTTCAGATAAGTCGCGAAGTAATTTGAGATTTTCGTCAGCAATATTTACATCCTGCTCAATTTTCCCTACTTTTCCGACTTTTCCCACTGTATCAATATCACCAGTTCCAAAACCCGCCCCAACATTTCCCATTTTATTGGTAAATGAATCCAGACTAAAACTCATGTTGTCCATTTTTTTGCCCAGATTTGCTCCGATTTCGCCTCCCTGGGACGCTGTTGTGGCAGTATCCAGTTTCGCCATGCGCTTAATTTTTACAGCATTCTCTCCAAAGGTATCATCAACCCAATTATTCATCTGTCCACGGAACCCGGATATAGCCCCGGACATGTCCGTGTTTAGAAGTGCATCAATCGCATTGGCCACAGTCTCCACAATACCAAGGATCGTATCAAGCAATCCAAAAAACAAATGTGCAATATTAGCTACTGGATCATTAAAAATATTAGCGAAGAACTCTGCAAAAACAGCAAAAAGATTCCATAAGTCTGCGACCAGATTGTATCCGACTGCATAAATTCCGCCAAATACAGTCCCGATCATCTGACCGATCTGTTCTGCAGTACCTCCTGCCTGCATAAACCCTAATGTCATTGCTGCAAGTAATCCGATCATTAAAACCAGTGGAAGATTCGCCATGACCCAACCGGCCGCCGTTGCGATGCCTGAGGCAACACCGGCAGCACCGACCGCCAACAATGCTATACCCACTCCAATTAAAATCGGATATATATAGTCCCAATTATTAACTACAAAATCAGCTCCGGAAGCCAACAAATCTATAGCCCCCGCAGCAACATCAGAAAGTACTTCAAATCCGGCAATCAGACCTTCCATAATAGCTTGCCCACTGTCGCTGTTCAGCACCTCATTTAATTCTTCCATCACATCGCTCATAGAGTCCGTGGCTGCATTTTTCATAACCGTCCAGGCCTGCCCCCAGGTCATAGGCATTTGCTCAAACTGTTCATTGATTGAGTCCGTGGCGCTCAACATAGCATTCTTGACAATCCCGGCAGTGATCTCACCATCTGAAGCCATCTCGCGTATCTTGCCGATAGGCACATCCAAGTAATCCGCAATCGTCTGTATTACGTTTGGCGCAGCTTCAAATACGGCGTTCAACTCTTCACCACGCAGCACTCCCGAGCCGAGGGCCTGTGTTAGCTGTAAAGAAGCCGAAGCAATTTCCTGTTGGCTGGCTCCGGCAATCACAAACTGCTTATTTAGATTTTCCGCAAACTGCACTACCTCAGCGCTGCTACCAAATGCATCTCCTGCCCTTTGCCCCAGTTTAGCTACCACATCGGCAGTTGCCAGATATGACGTTCTGGCCCTCTGGGCTGATTCATAGATCATCTGGTTCAGCTGGTCCGTCGTCTGCAGCCCGTCATTCATCAGATTTAATCTGGCAGTCGTCTGCGTCATTTCGTCAGAAAGGTTAAGGAGTTCTTTTCCTATTGTAAAGCCAGCAGCGGCAGCTACAATCCGTTTTACAGTTGAGAGCAGTTTATTTGCCGAGTTGTCCGTCTGACGGACTTTCTTGTCATGTTTCTCCTGCTCATCATTCACTTTACTGGTATTGACAGCAATCTGTTTTAGTGTCTCATTGATCTCATTCATTCCCTGGGTCGCCACATAGCGGGAATTATCTCCCATCTCTCGGATAGAAGCATTGATTCGTTCCATCTCAGCCACAGAAGCGCTTCCAACCTGCTTCATGCCGGAGACAATCGCCGCCGTTCCTCCCACTGCAGCCTTTTTCATGGTCTGATCCATATTTCCGGAAGCCTGGCTGATTCGCTCTAATTGGGAAATGATCGCGGCTCCCATCTCCTCCATACTTGTCTGGGCTGTAGAAGCTGCACCTTGCGCTCCTCCACTCACACTGTCTTCCATGTGATCAGCCTTTTGACCGATGTCCTCAAGACGGGCGGCAGTAGCGTTTCCCATGTCAAGGAACCTGGAAAAAGCGGCACTAAACTGGTCTGTTAATATAAAGTTTTCACGTATCTCTCCCATAGTTCCTCCTACTTTTTCGGCCTGCCGCTGATTTCCTTTACAGCCATCTCATACATGAGGATCCTCTCATCTTCTGATAATGCTGCTACTTCACTGGGGAAGCGGCCATGATTGACAAACATATAGTATGCCAGTGACATGTCCCCGTCTTCCCCATTTAAGAGTTTTTTGCTTCTTTATGCTTCTCCGCCGGCGTTTTTAAATCATTGATCTTCATGATCTCTTCTGACAACAGATTGTACTCTCCAATACTCAACATTTTCCCTAGAACGTCTTCCGGATCCATGGTGCCGTAATATTTGCACAGCTCGCTGTCTGCAAGGTCCGGTTCTTTCACGCACTCTTTCATCAGACGCCTTGTATATGCAATATTATCAAGGCTGTCCACGACCACGCCGTTTACTACCGATTCCTTCCTTGAAAGCCTGGACAACTCCTCATTCCGTTCCTGGCTGATCGCCTGGATGACAAAGGGCACCGGCTCCCCGTCTTCTCCTTTAAACCGCTCAGAGATTATAACCTCTTTTGTTTTTCCAACTACCGTGGGCTGTAAAAATGCTTTTAATGCGCTCATAAATATTATTCTCCTATTCTCCCAGCTGAGCCGGGGCATTGAATGCGTTCAAAATTTCTACATTGGTAAAGCTAAACGAGATATCCATGGTCAGGTAATCTGTATCCGCATCAAGCATGGTAATCGGCAGCTTTTGAAGTTTCACATTATATAAAGCTACGGTCTGCTTCCCAACCGTACCTCCTGTATTTTCATTCGTAATCTGGAATGTAAAATACGGTAAATATCCTGTTTTCAAATATGTTTTAAGCATATTTAAAAATTCTGGAGTCCCGTAATAAAGCGTGGCACTGCCAGTAAGTGCAACACCTGTCGTTTTCTTCTGAACCAGATTTGTTCCAACTACCTTAAAATCTGATTCCTGGAATTCCGCGTCTGCCTGAAATTTCTTAAGACCAAACATTTCTATGTTTCGGCCATCAATCGATGCAAATGCTTTACCGGATTTCCCATTTAAAGAATCGCGTTCGAGCAAAAACATAACCTACCTCCTATTCTTCTACCAGGTTAACGGTAATATAAATCTTTTCCACAGCAGCAAGCGGCTGAATTCCCAGTGTTATTACAACCGCATTCAATGCATCTCCAGCGTTCACTGCAACATCATTAGCTGTAAAGTTCTGAATACCTCTATTCGCCTGAATCTCATTCAAATATCCTACAATCCAGGACTTAAGAAGGGCTCTGCCATCATCTGTATTCTGAATTTTTCCAATGTAGTTCAGAGAGAAATTCTTATACACATCATCTGCAATTGTATCGAGAGTGCGAATCACCTGGTTAAGACTAAACATTTCACCTGTATCCACAGTGTACTCAGTCAGAGTATTGATATCAGAAACAACTTTTACACTGCCGAATTCCTCGAAAAATACAATCTGCCCGGCCGAAAGTGCTGTATCGATCTCTGACTTTGTTAAGCGCGGGGACGCATCAACAGCCCCAGGATACTGCGCGTATACCAGTGATTCATTGTATGCTGCCCCTGCTTCGGCCCCTCCGATCCACCAGGTAGCCTGACGGGTTGTAATAATCGTGCCATCACTAAGTACGACTCCATTTTTAACCGATATGACCGCTTCTGAGTTATCTGATACATCTGCCAAAACTGTCTGGCATTTCTTGCCAAAATCGTTACGCATACGTTTTGCAAAGGACGCATAAGCCGTCTGTACCGTTTTATCCGAACCATCATAAATTAATACATTAAATGCCTGTGACTCCAGTGCCGTTAGAAATGCCGAATGCGACGCAGCCGAAACGGATCCGTCACTCCCCCCCGTAAGGAAAGTTCCCGCATTCGCTGTCAGTACTCCTTCCCCCGTGAATGCAACCCAGTCATTTCCCTTCAATGTCGCTGCCGTCTTGGCTTTCTGGCTGTTTCGAATCGTTCCTTCAACAATTGTCTGCACCATAAAACTCCCTTCGGCATCAGGGTCTGCAATCACAGCAACCGAAATATCATTCCCGTGCACACCATTATACTTTGCTGTGACGTTCAGCGATCCGATTGTAGCCGCAGCCTTTGCAGCGCCGTCTGCTTTAGGACGGTACAACAACACTTTAATCGGTCCTGATGTATGATCGCTTCCCTTGAAAATTTCCCTCAAAAACAGGTTTTTATCACTCGCTGTATCATAGCCGGTATACTGCATAAAGTCATCGCCTGCATCAATGCTCATTAGCACACCCTCCGCCCCCCACGAAAGTGGTTCACAGATTGCCACCACACCACGGGCTCCCACATTTACAGGTATCTTTGTATTTGACTTAACGTTAATATATACTCCCGGCTGTTTCTTATTCTGGCTTGTCCAGGTTCCTCCTGCCATCGTTTATTCCTTCCTTTCCGAAAAAGTGATCTAATACTTTCATTGCGTCTTCCATTGTATACTCCGGCTTAATCAGAAGGGCTTTTGCAAAATCCTTCTGATATCCGGAGAACGTTTTACTCTTCAACAGTTCATCCGTCTTGTACAGTGTTTTCGGCATCCTTAACACCTCCCTTGTACTGTTCCATCGAATCAATAATTGGTGAGTTATCCGGGTTCGATACAATTACTTTAAGAGTAAATTGGTAATGCAGTTCCCCATCATCAATCTTCCATTCCCGTTCTGAGGGCCAGAGCTCTGCTGATTCTTCTCCGTTCACGTATGCAATACGTTCCATTACCTCATCCAATTTGTCAGCCACCGCATTCAGCTGGTCATAGGCATCTGGGATATTACGTTTTGTCAAATATACGATGTCTATGCCTATCACCCGCCGGATACGTCGGTCCATTTCGCTTTCCATGCTGGATGGCATGAAGAACACAAAGAAACAGGGCGGATTTGTCCCCTGCTGGTTTGGATTGCTATAGGCCTTTATTCCTGGAAAGTTCTGTTTCAGCATACCAATAATGGAATCTATTAGTTTTTCAAGAGTAAATATCATTTAAAATTCTCCTTTATCCGCTTATCCAGTTCCATGCGGACTATTTTCCGGTAGCGTCCGATTGCCGCCTGTTTCATGTACTTGCCTTTGACATACTTTGTTTTTGTTCCCACTACAATGCCACCTTTTTGATTCAAATCAAAATATATCCCGCCGTTAATCGAATCAATGTGGAGGCCTGGTACATAATGTTCATCCATGTCATGTCCATCATTAACATACGAGGCGTACTGCATATTATTGGCAAGCATTGTACGGGCGCTTGCCGCAGTCATGACCGGCTTTGTAACACTGTCCACAGTCCACGCCTCAGCCATCTCTCCGGTTCTTGTCCCTGTACCTGCAATCGCCGCACCATTCGGTGGCGTCAATTCTGTCGCCCGCTCCACAGCCGCGATCGTTGCCCCTTCCGCTACTTCCTCCATGATCTTTGGAACATTCTGTCCCATTTTCCGAAGCTGCTCAAAACGGTTTCTTGTCGCCTGCCCAAATGACATGGAATTCCTCCTTACTCAATGATCTCATCTGCCACCAGTGCCACTTCCTGATGCTCCAATCCGGAAAGCACACCGCCAACTGGATCATAATAGGGATGGGGCCGGTCGGCAAAATAGCGTTCCGGCTCCCCATGCATTCCCAACATACCGCCACGGATCACATGCAGTTCATCTCCTGCACGGATATCCACAGTCAGGTCGCAGGCAAGCTTATCCACAGATTCGGATACAGCGGCCGTCTGGCACATCTTTGGCCCGCCTTTCTGCTTACTGTAAATTCGGCACGGGATCCGCTCTGCCATCAACTTCCGTTCCTTTTTATCCACATTTCCATGTGTCACATCAACATTTCTGTATATTGTCATGGAATCCGTGTACCAGTTCTCAAACAATGGATTATCAAATAACATAGCTTCCTCCCATCCCAATCATTCGGGCCATGGTCACCAGCTGCTGGCCATACTGGGTTGCATTCCAGCTTCCCCATTTTGCCGTTGCCTCCGTAACTGCTGTATTATCATAACTAATCGTCGTATCTCCCATTGCTGCCTCTCTCACAAGCCCTGTCTGCTGTCCCTTTGCTGCAGCCTGCGCTGCCGATGCGGATCCGTCGGAATAAGTCTTTAAATACAAGGTACAAAAGTGAGCCACATAAAGCCCGGCCGCATACCTCCACATATCACAATAGCGGCTGGGAAGTATGCTGCTGTTTGCGTTGCCTATAAACAATTCCAGCATGGCGGACGGCACAAGGCTTTCTTTTTGTGGAACCTCTTCCTCTTCGGTCGGCATGACTTTTTTTGTAAACTGCGGAAAGTCTGTAAGAAACATTTCTGCTGTATAGATTCCCTTTTCTCCTGGCGCCGGCATGTTGGCCGCCGCCGCAATTACTCCATCAAACTGCTGTCCATACATGCCGGTACCTCCTATTTCTTCGGCTGTTTCCCCTTTTCCGCACTGTCAGCTGCTGGTCTCTGGCTTTCAGTTCCATCAGGCCTCTGGTCATGCTCATTTGCCTTTGCCGACGCACTTTCATCCGCTTCCTCAATCGCCCTGTCTGACTGGCTCTCAGGTGTTGCAATAGATCCGTCACTGATAGCGGCCTGAACCAGCCAGTGTGCAGCCGCCCAATCCGGAATGCTTCCGATAAAGCCGCGGGGAATAATAAGCTTTCCACCTTCCCCGATGATTTCAAAGTTCTTCTTGCTGTTAATAAACATATACCGGCCCTCCTCTAAATCCCATCAACATAACGCATGATATTCTCATAGTACAGTTCCACCTCGGAAAGATTAGCCATGTATGCGGTGTCATAACACACATTCTCAGCATTTGGCTGGGTCATGGCCCTGCTGAGTGGCGCCAGCTCGTCCATTGCAACATAACGATCTTTGTTGATGTAAACGAGCATACGGTCTGTATCTCCGGTTCCGGCTCCCTTGCACCAGGAACAGCCGCCGATATATAAATCACTGCCGTTCGTCTTTGCCACATTATTATCTAGCAGGAACTGAAGAATTGTCTTCTCTGCCAGCTCCGTAACCTTTGTGGTTGCCAGGTAATTAATCTGCTCATATGGCATAATGATATGGTTCGGCACCGCATCACGGTCATACTCAGCCGCCGCCCATACTGCCAGAATCGCATCATTAATATCCTGCAGGATCTGATCCGGGGTCTTGTCTTTAAACTTTGTGGAACTGGAAGCTCCCGTGGCGGCCGCATTGGCAGTTGTCACGTTCGGGTTATTTAAAAGTCCGGTAGAACCATACCTCTTAATTCCCACATAGGTATTTGCGTCCATATGCTTATCATAAGTCATGCGGATACCGTCACGCAGAATACTCTCCAGACTGCGTCCAGTCAGTTTCTCGCGCTGCATATCCACCCACATAATCCGCATACCAACCGAAAAGATATGAGTCTTAAACAACCCTTTGTCAAAGTTCGCCTGTACCATGGGGATCCCATTCGCACCACCCGCGTGCACCGGGCCGTCTTCACTTCCTCCGGTTACGCCATAATCAACATTCATGGCCGATACAAACTCTGCCCAGCCTCCGCCGACGCGGATCGGAAGATCACGGCTGTAAGTAAAACTGGTAAGCGGCTGCCTGATTACATTATCTTTCTTCTCCAGTTCCGACTGTAAAAATGCACCATTATTCGCTATTGCCGCAGCATCCATCGTTCTAAAACGCTGTGACGCCATAGCAGTCGCGGGAGAAGAAGATATCACTCCCCCGTCATAAGTTCCCATATTTTTAAATTCCATATCTGCTTCCTCCTATGCTCTGTTACATGTTAAAATTCTGAGTTCCGCTACACCATTGGCATCTTTTTCACCGCGCCACTGACAGTTTGTAAGCTCTACGGTTTTTCCTGCATCCTCTGTCGCCTCAAATCCTCCCACAATACCTGTTGGAATCGACTCGTTCTTGGCAGTACGTACATACACCTTTCCGCCCAGTTTCGGAGATCCTACATTACACAGTACATTAATACAGCCGCGTTTAAACACACTGACAGCCTCATTCGGCTGGTATTCCCCGGCAGACTGTGACAGATAGGCTGTGGCACTCTTAAACTCCCGGGACGCGATTCCTACAAAATCAACGGCTGTTCTGGAAGCACCGAAGGAAACCACATTACTGTTATTGTCATATACCAGCGGTGTTCCAAATTTAACCGCCGTACTGCCTCCCAGCGGGTGCGTATCTACAATCATATCTGGCTGCCTGGCATAATCGCCAGCATAGCCGTGTGTCATGTTCTTACCTATAACCTGTCCTTTCATTCCTTCGTACCTCCATTCAGTTTGTGTGGGTTCATCGCATCATAGGCTGACTGATACGCTTCCAGATCCATCTCCGGTTTCTGGTCTGCCAGCTGTGCGGCATTTTTCTGAGCCGCCTGCGCGATCTTTGCAATGTCGCTCACCGCGTTTTGATCCGTCATACAGGCTACCAGAGAATCCGTAACGGTTTTCCTCGTAGCTTCGTCCTTAATTCCAGCGATCACTGGTCTCAGCTGTTTCACTACCGCCGCCATAACCGCACGGTCTGCCGCACAGGAAGACTGGTCGAATTCGCCGGCCGGTGTCACTTTGGATTCTCCCTCAGATCCTGATGGCGCTCCGCTTCCCCCTGTTAATTCTTTAATCAGTCCATCAAGAGGATCTGAATCATGCTCTGGAGCTTCGGGTGCATTCTGCTTACCTAAGAGCTGCAGGATCATATCCAGCTTACTGTCCAGACTGGCGGAATCCTGCGTCCCTTCTTTTGGTGTCTCTTCTTTTGCAGAAGCAGTCGGTGGTTCTTTCTCTACCGGATCCTCGTCTAAGGCTGCAGCTGCATCTGCCGCCATCGTTTCCAGTTCTTCCGGTGATGCATCTTTCGCAGCCTTTGCAAATAACTTAAAAAACAAGCTGTTCTTTTTCATTTCTTTCCTTTCCGGCCTTATGGCCTCTGTTTTCTTTTTTGAATCTAAAATCGCAACATTCTTCCCGGCTCTCCCCTGTGTTACCACGGCAATATGGTTTCCCCGGATATCGTGCTGTGAATAGGTTCCATCTCCATTGTCTGTATAGCTGCACTCATAGCCGCAGCTGATCTCCCGCTTGCCCCCTTGTATCGCCCGGATCAGTTCCTCGTCCTGGATATGAAGATCGGCAACCACGCATCCTTCCCACTTCCCGTCTCCCTTCCTGACGTTCTGGGCGTGTCCTCTGGAATACCGGCTGCATGTGTCCGGCGTGAGAAGTTCGGGTGGGTGTTCATCGGTAACCGGTTTGCCTTCAAAGCTGGATAATGCGGCCTCTGAAAAAACCTCATCAGGAGAGCGGAAAACCTTCACCATTTTGGAGCTGCTCCCCTCTGGCATCAGTTCGCTTTCCAGGTAATCCATCTCACCAGTCCGGGCTATGGGCACATTGCGGCAAATTAAAAAGCCCTCAACCGTTTCAATCTGGTTGGGGCTTATGGTATAGCCATAATATGCTAACATCTTTATTTCCTTTCCGTTGCGATATCGCAATAAAAACCCACCTGTCATCAGTGACAAGTGGTATCTACATTCCCGATATGATTTTTTCTGCTTCCTTTTCGCTGATCTGCTCCACGAGATCCATCATACTGTCGTTTCCAATCTTATAAGGTGATCCTGACGCTTCTGATTCATCATACCCCATAATCCTGTCCATCAGGATATTATCATGATCCACGATCCAGCCCTTCCCAGACTTATATAGATATGGAACATAGTCTTCCTCTTTTCCAACCATGTTTAAATCCTTAATCCGATAATATACCGTATTCATTGATTTTTCACCTCTTCAATATATGCTGGGATCTCCATTCCCTGGGACTGCTCCATCATCTTTTTTCTAAGGGCCCTTGCTTTGTCAGATACTGGATCCAGTACACGCCATGCCTCATAATCCTTATGCATCCCATCTTTGATACTGTAACTTTCTGGAGTGTGGAACTGAACTTCAAACCTCTGTCCATCTGGTGTCTTAAATGTACAGTTGATCCCATTGTAAGGATTTCCCTTATTAGTCCAGAAATTTTTCACCTTTACCGATTCATATCCCTTCTCCAGCATTGCCCTTGTAATCTCCTGATAGGATCCCGCCAGAGATGTGGGATGATCTATATAAGTATAGCGGATTACATCCCCCGTCGAACTGATCGTTTCCCGTATTTTTTCAGCCTCCAGACTGTTTCCACTGTCTGCATTAACTTTTCGAAGAAACGATTCTTTCGTTTTCAGTCGGTGCTCCAGTCCGGCCATCTTCACGCCGGTCTTCTCTGATATCGCTTTCAGGTCTCCTGTTATTGCCGGCTCCTTTGCGATAATCCGGTTATACGCGTTTGTTTTCCGGTACAGAGCCTGTGTCTGCTTCCACTTCCCAGTTTCATTATACTTCATATCCCGAAACTTTTCAAAGGTTTTAGGCACGTCTTCCCCGCACACCTCCCGATAGCGTTCATACTGTTTGTAGTCACTGAGCAATTGCTGCCGATTCTTTACCTTTTCTTTGTATGCAGCAATCTGCTTTTTGGTTCGCGGATCTACCGTAATCGGGTTCTTCTCAAAACTAGAGAAATCCTTGTCCTTCTGAATCTGTTTCTCTGTCTTTCCAATCGTCGTGTACTTAACCAAGGCATGAAGACAGTTCGGATGAATATTTAAGTAGGTGTTCGTCAGATCATCAGTTCCGGCCGGATCAATCTTCCCAAATGCCTTTGTCAAAGGTGGGTAATCCGGATCAGTTCCTGATCGGCTGTACACCCGGCCTTCTAATGGAGCGCAGATCGGACAGGTAGTTCCGATCTTTACAATCTTATACAGATCATGATCCGGATCCGCTGTCAGAATTGCCGCCACCTCTGCCTGTCTGACTGTTGTCCTGGTCGCCATGTTACAGTAATCCTGCAGGGACCACTTACGTCCTGCCTTATCAACAAAGGCTGTGATGCCCTCCTGCTGAAGCTGACCCGCCATGGTCTTCGCAGCTTTCCCCGGTCCATAACCGGCAGCCTTTTCCTCAGCTACGCTTTTCATGGCCGCTTCTCTTAGGCTCCCTGCTTCTCTCCGGCCAACCTGAAAACCTTCCTCGATGCTCTTCTGTGCGGTTTCGGCAGCCTCTATAATATCGCCTAACAGATTATTGGCAAGCTGCTCCACTACACTGGTCTGCGTGATCGTCAGTCCTGCGGCATTGGCGTATCCCCTGGCAGCCGCATCGGAATGATAGAAAACCTTCTCAATCATAGCCGGTACATAGTCCCAGCTTTCGTCCACCATGTCCTGCAGTATCTTCTGAGTGCGCTTAAGCGCTGCCACCTCGGCATACTCAACATATCCCTGGGCACGTTTCCGTCTTATTTCCGCCAGGAGTCTCTGCTCTGTCCGCAGAAACAGCATGCGGAGAAAGGCTGCCCTGTCTTTATCGTCCGGAGGTCTGATAAGATTTGGCATCACTCATCCTCCTCTGCGAAGCCGGCTCCCGGAAGACTTAACAGCCCTGCCATTGGATCCCGCATTGCCTTGTAGTCAGAATAGGTCTTCCCCTTACCTGCTTCAATATCCTCATCCGTAATGGAATTAAACATACCGGTTTCATCTGACAGTCCCTTAAGTTCTTTCTTAGCCACAGATGCATCAACCAGATCGCTCTGGTACGCCGCGAGTATCGACTGTGTCTTCTTATCTACAATATCTGCCAGTTCGCTGGAGTTCGGTGTCTGTAACGGCGGGAAGTCTATGTCCAGATCATCAGGAACCACGCCCCAGGCCGACAGCACCATAATGGGAAGAAGACGTTCCATAATTGGCCGCAGTTGATTCTCCCTCAGTCCGTCTATGTAATCGTAGTAGTTGTTCATGTCACTTTCCCCCGTCGCATTCATTCCAGCAGGAGACCGCCCGAACAACTTTGTGACCGGAGTCTTTGCAGCTCCTGCCACGTCCATCATTACCCGGTCGTATACATCCGGAAGGCCGGTGAATGTGTACTGTGTGTTATGCATCACATCGCCCTTATTAACAAGCCGTGTGCCGAAGTTACTCTCGATCACACTCTGCGCTTGAAGTGTCTGCCAGAACCGGCGCTGAGCCTCTGCATTGCTGGTAGCAAGCATCTGATCCAAACTGTCTGTTTCCATGTAATTGACATTTGCCCTGAAGGTGAGCGATGCAATATTGGCTGATACATTGTCACGCTTGACCAATTCGCTGTATATAGCTTCCAGTTCCGATTCTCCCCAGTAATTTTCAGCGACCTTCTCATTGTACGGCAGCTCCCTTCCAGGGAACCGCAGGATCCGGCTGTGGTGTACTCTTGAGATCAGCGTGCCGCTCTCCTCGTCCCTGACTGTGTAATACTCCGGTAATCCAAAATCCGGATCCGCCGGGTCCGTGATCTGCCCCAGTTCTGGATAGATACCGCTCCACCGGTCTAAGATCATAAGCCCCAGAAAACAGCCGGGAAGTATCAGGCCATGATCAAGCGGCTGTGACAAGTCTTCCTGCCCGCGTATCATAATGATGCCGGCAGCTCCGCCATATAATCGCCCCCAGTACATGCCTTCTAATAGAGACTTGCGCAGATGTACCTTGCGCTCCAGACGCTGCAGTGCATCCACATATTCAGGAGCCACATTACACTTAAGTGTGTACCATTTCCGCACCATATCTCCCGGTATTGTCTCGATAATATTCTGCACGATCCAATTCTCACGATACAGGCTTGTGAGCAGCTGGTAGTTTTGTGTCATACGGGTAAGCGGATACTGCGTGGCCTGTAACAGATCCTGTGTCCCGAATCCCAGTCTTGCTATAGGGTTTGAAAAAGCGTCCATCGTAGTAATAGGCGCCTGCTTTGTATCTGCCCTCACGCGGCGGGTATTTTTTCGTTTTGACATATCCTTCTCCTTTATTTGAATGCAAGGTATATAACACCCATAAGAATTCCAAGCAGGCTGTAAATCACTACAACGTTCTGATCACTTCTTAATCCTCTTGATATCTTATGCAGGCAAAAGCTAATTTCGATGCTAACGCATATCTTGAATAGCATATTAGCAATTACTAATATCCATGAAAGAATCTCAATCATTATAATCCTCTCCTCCATTCCGGTAGTTTTGTCATGCAGTAGTATCTGAGAGCGTCCGGCCCGTGATCCAACTGCTTCACTGGCTTTTCTTCTCCGCGCTCTGCCGCCTTGTCGTCCCAGACATATGACCGCAGTTCCGTAATAAGTCCGGTACACTGCTCGTGGATCCGGATCTTTCCCGATTGAAACAGCGACGCTACCACACGGATCCCGTCCAGCACCTCGTTATCGGCCGGCTTGACAATGTATCCACGGCCCCGTAACTCTGTAATAAAACTGGCTGCCGACGGATCCGCCACAACATCACACTGAAAATCAGGGTTGTCGCCCATAAAGTCTGCCAGATCATCACCATACTGCTTATCTGTCTTCTGTATCTTCTCGATCCGGCTGTCCCATCGATATTCCCGGTCAACCCAGATAATATCTCCATCATCGTAAACATCAAGGTATACACATGGATTTGTTGTTCCGTAATCCAGTGTGATGGTGCGGACGCTTAAATACTCCAGTCCCTTTGGTCGAAACTCATCACTGTAAATATTGGCCTTAGTGAACATGGTGTATATCAGGCCTTCTGCCACTGCCCATAAGCCCTTAATATATCGTAAAAAAAAGACACCGGCATACATGCTCCGGTATCTTGCTTTGATCTCTTCATCAAGAGACAGATTATCGTCCATCTCAAAATGCAGATACAGAAGGTTCTTGACCTCCTGATCCTTCTTTTGCAGTTCTCGCGCCTTCTGCTCCCCAATGTATCCAACTGCCCTGTCGATCCACCCAATCTTAAACCAATGCATAGGCCCCGCCGGATTGCAGTTAAACCAGAACTTACTCCCCGTTACCGAGCAACGGCCCGTAGCCTGGTTAACAAAACTCTCAGGCATTAATGCAACCTCATCGAAGAATGCACCGGCTGCAGTAATACCCTGCACCAGCTCCTGGGATCCTTCGTCTTTACCTCCAAAAATGTAGAAGTAATTTGTAATACCTTTACGTGAAACCTCCAACATATTAGGGGTCTCACCGGATATATGATGGATACAGTGATATCCACGGCTCCGGAGCATTGTCTTTAAGTTGGTAAGTACATTACGCTGGAAGGAGCTGATCGTCTTCCCAGCCATAATAAAGTTCTGTCCATCAAACGTTGACATCGCCCAGAATACATAGGCCAGTGACATAGCGACCGTCTTACCCGACCGAATGGCTCCGTCTGCAATGATGCCGTCCATCTGGCGTACTGGAGATGTCTCTGTCCACCAATTCAAGACCATTCGCTGTTTTTTCGAAAATGGCCTGAACTTAAATATCGGTCTCTTCTTCCGGCTCATATGTGCCTCCATCTTTCCAGTCTTCCTCAGCAGATCCTTTCAGCGCCTCCATAAATCCATCATCTTCCTGATCGTCTTCTTCGTCCACTCCCATTTTAGCTTTTTGGGCCGCCATGCGCAGATTTTGCTCTTCCAGATCAACAGCTGACTTATCCGTCTGACCGACCGTAGCTTTAATTGCATTAAATGCATTCACATCACCACGAAGGGCCTTTTCAATCATAGCCATGGTGATGAGTTCTTCATACGTGCTTTCTCCCCCATCAGCGCGCAATATATCAGACAAGCCTTCGACTTCTGCCTGCATAGTCAAAAGCCTGTTCATGGTATCTCTCATAGCGGCTTTCCGCCGTCTGGACTCTCCTGAAGCCTTACCGCCTTTTGATCCATATTCTCTTGCTTCGTCCTTGCTTCGTTTACTGAATGGTATTAAGTTTTCATAACCATGCGCCATCACCTCACCTTCCTATCTGGCTATTTTTTGTAAAAGAAAAGCACCCATCGCTGAGTGCCTTACATTGTTTATAGTGCCTCTACAGGCCCGATATGTGTTATAAGTGGAACATCACGGAATCGAACCGGAACCCAGGGCGCGACCCTGTCCATCTGCCATTGATGGTATGCTCCACATAATACCGGATCGCCTCCGATATTGCCCTTATTGATTTTGAAAGGTCTGTTAAGGGAGAACTTTTAGACCTTGCCGAAAAAGCGTGTCAGGGTTGTGTTTTATTGATACACTTTTTACAGTACTATTATAGCACACTTGACAAAATAAGTCTTGCGGTTAGTTGCTGACTTTTAAAAATCTTTCTTCAAATTCTTGCAGTGCTTCCCCATGAAGGTGACATGTCCAGTAATATGACTTATCAAGATCTCCCGCGATCGTCTCTAATGACTGATACTGCACATATTTTCTGAACAGTATATCCACATACTCCACCTTTGAAAGCTGCTGTATCTGCCCGATCCGTTCATGTCTCATATCGTGCCACTGGTCTATCTCGTCGTTAATCTCTCGCTGCATGTCAGTTATCCGGTCTGATATCCGAGTAAAACCCGATCCATCAGGCGAAGTCTGAACCCGTTCCGCAGAATAATCCGTACCGCCTACATATGTACGGCTTCCCTTAAGGGTCTCATACTCGATCTGTTTCTGGTCGATGGCCACATCTATTTTTTTGATTTCTTTCAAATACTCCTTAGCTGTCATTCCCTATCCTTCCCTTCTTCTATCCAAAAGTTTTGACCGCCGAAACAGTTGTGATGTCACAACTATGTCCCGCCTTTCCTCTCCTCTTTCTCATACCTCTCCTTCAAGATCTGAATCATATCACTTATCATGTGACTACAGATATCACAATGGTACTTCTTGATCAGCTCCCGGCCTTCTTCTACAATTTCATCCCATTCCGGTGATTGTCTGGTAAGCAGCACGTTCTTCCACTTGTTCCAGAAGACGTTATACGTTTGCCAGAATATTTCTTTCATCTGTTCATTGTTCATAATTCACCTCAGTCAAACGGCAGCTGTTCATCAAGCGGCACGCTCTCAAAATCATTCCTGATATATTCTCCAATCTTCTCAGTCCATGTATACGTTTTTGTCTCTCCCGGACTGTTTCTCAACCGCTTCGTGCTCTGCTCAAAATACAACGGGACAAATTCGTCCTGGACGCCGCCATCACGATCCTTACAAATTTCTATGACATTGCTGCACTGGTACAGGGGATCATCTGCTTTCCACTTAAACATTTCCTTCGATAGCCTTTTAAAGTCCTCATTCACCCGGTGAAGAATAAATGCATTATCAACACGGTTCACAATATCATTGCTTCCTGACACATCGTCCAGGCGCAGGAAACCGGTTGACTTTCTGGGATGGGCTACAAAGAGAATATGTATATTCGCCTGCTTCGCATAGTCCTCCAGGCTCTCCACAAAATGGCTCTGCTGTTGGTACTTGTCCGATCCCATCTCCATAAGGTTTAATGCCATCATATTATCCAATATTACCAGATCGACCTTGTGCTCCGTTACACACTTCCTGATCTGGGTCATAATCGACCCAAAGTTATTCCCATAGTAGTTGTTATAAACCCAAACCTTTTCATCAAGCCATTTGGATATGATCTCATCATACGGACTTCTAACAACGTAATAGTAATCATACTGTGTCTGGCTCACATACTGCTTTCCGGCCGCCTGCAAGAGCAGCCATTTTAAAAGATTCTTCGGCTTTAACTCTCCGCTGAATAGTGCTGTCCGGTATCCCTGCTCTGCGGCCTCGATCGTAAGCTGAGATATAACACTGCTTTTTCCGGCTGCCCGCAGGCCACTGAGACAACTCACAAATCCTTTTTTCAAACCGCGCATCTTTTCATCTATCGTATCGATCCCGGTTTTGATAAATTCCTCTGGCGGTTCTTCAAGAAGCCGGATCTGTTCTGTTGTAAAAAACACCGGCTGCCCTTCTACGATCTTAACCTCTTCCTTTTTCTCAACCACATAATTCGGATTTCGATAATTGGGATGGCGCTGATCCGGAACGTACTGCCGGTCATAGGCATCTGGCTCATAAAGTCTTCTGACGTCCTGCCATGTCTTATCGGAACACGAATTATGAAAGCAGTGAAATCCTATAGCTCCGTTGGCCGCCTTAAAAATACAGGCATCTTTCCCAGTATGGTTATCATCAAATGGACACTTTTCCAGTATATACTTTGTCCCGCTGCCATAGCTGGCCTTCGTGTATCTCAGCCCGTAATGATCGAGCCATTCATCGAGATCGAACTGGCGCGGGTTATAGTTGTTATACCGCTGCGGTTTCTCCGGTTCCGGCAGGTATCCAGCCAGTTTTACCAGAAGCATCTTCTTATTCTGGACCGGCTTCTCTGGAGACCGGATGATATAGCTGGGCCGGTGCGGCCGTTCGGGAGTGTTTGCGCCTTTCTGAGCCACAGTCCCGTACAGCTTGCATACTCTGGCCGGATTAAAATTCGCCGTATCGATCTTTACGGCATCATCAGAAAAGAACATATCGAGTACCGTCAAACAGTTTTTCATCAGTGCTTTATTTTCATCATTTGTTGACAGAGCTACGCTGTATAAAAGATGTATGCCGTTCCCGCTGAATCCCACAAGCGGCTCCTCGAACCCTGTCTTTTTCATATAGGCATAGACTTCATTTGCCTTCAGCTTCGCCTTTTTAATCTGTTCATTGCTTGCCGATGTTCCCGCAGCTCTCACCGGGTCAATATCCACCATTAACCAGTCATATAAAGTAATATCGGTATCTGAGGTAGTCGGCTTCCCATTCTGGATAAACTGGTCTCTCTGCTGTCTGGAATAACATTCGTCTTTTATGCTGTTTAACGTGATGTACACGTTACAGGTTGCTGCAAGGTTCAGTCGTTTCAGTTCATTTATGAGAGTATCAGCAGTTGTGAAGTACCCGGTTGCATTTCCTCTGCCGGATATCACCCTAACCTCGAACAATGCATTTCCTGGCTTCATAACTGTAATGGCTTTTCTTACTTCTGTTTCGTTAAAATTCATTCAAGTTCCCTTCCATCCGCTGTTATTAAAAGTTTCGGCTGCATCTGTATAAAACCAATACCATTACTCCAGACGCCCAGTTTCTTTAAAACTTCCTCGTCCTGTCTGCTTAGCCGGAAGAAATTGTTGTAGAGTCGCTCAAATTCCTTCATACACAAAACCACTCTCTCACTGCTTTCAAGCATTTCGCGGACATACTCTTCCGTGAGTGTCTGAACGGCATATTGCGCAGGCGCATTTAATTCCTCAAACGATGCATTCTTTAACAATTTCTGCCATTCAATGGACCAGTCTGGTACTACTATCTTCCGGCTGATATTTCGGATATCGGCAATCGCAGGCGGGTACGGACTTTCCCGTATGTATGCTGAAACCGCTGCTGAAGCTACCGCGTAATCTAAGTCCTTCAGCATTTCATACCATGTCCTGATGCCTTCGTCATTTTCAAATGCCTTTAACGCCGGGAACGCTGCTTTCAGTGTTATTGCTATATTTTTAAATTCCTCGTATTTCATTTTTGATCTCCTCCAATTTTTTCTTCCAGTTTATTCAGCCTGTCCGCCGTATCATATAAATCATTGCCTGTCTTTCCCTGTCCTCTGCGGTTCTGGGTATAAAGCGTCTCAAATTTCTCGCGGAATTTCTTTGTACTACGGATATTCGTTTTCCAAAAGCTGTCGTGCGTTGCAAAATACAGGGTCTGTTTTATTTCACTCTCACTTAAATGATCCAGCCGTTTCATTTTCTCAATCTCAGAGGCCCACTTTCTTTTCTTCTCCAGCGTGTCAGGGACCTTTGCTTTCGGAAAAGTTTCAAGGCATGATGCAATCAGATATTCTACGCATTGCATTTCAAAACTGTCAAAATCATAGTTATTAGAGAACGGAGAAGTTGACCCGCCAGGGGCAACGACTACTTCTTTCTCTATCTCTAACTCTTTCTCTTTCTCTAACTCTTTCTCTTGTCGGACAACGTCCACTCCAGGAAGGACATTGTCCGCACCTTGTCCTATTTTAGCCCTGTAATTCCTCTTTTTTTCCGCCCATTTTGTCTCACTTCCGGTCATATTTTCAACTTCGACCATGAATATAGTTTTATCATCCATGATCTCTATCATCTGCAGATTTGTAAAAACTCCAATAGCTGCCCTGACGATATCTATATTGGTATTAGTGATGGTGGAAAGCATATTTTCATCATATGGAATAGCATCAGAAAACCGCAGCATACCGTCATGGGATACGCTTTCGACAAGTAATTTTAAGTAAAACAGGATATAATCTTTCCCGTTTGGCATGGCCTCTATAATCCTGATATCATGCCTTTTAAAGAAATTCTTATCCAGCTTTAACCAATAATATTTCTTCTCCTGTTCTGCCATAGTGTCACTCCTGCAAGCCAAATAATCCGTCATCACCGTACATTACATTTTGTAAGTGGTGATCCCCGTCATGTTCTCCACATACTCTGCACGCAAAGCTCCCTGACGAATTCATAAAATAGTATCTTCCGCATGCAGCACACTCACACAGCCATGCGTCCGGTCCACTAAAGCGCTTACCTTCTTCAAGTATGCTAAATTTCCCCTGTGCGCCACCGAGAATAATCGTTTTACCCGAGTCATTTGCCAGTTTCTGTATATTTATATATTTTCTCCCCGGGCGTCCCAGATCAGCAAGCATGTAGGCGTCCTGATCAGGAAGGTAAAAATCTGCTGCCTCATCAACCATACCGTCTCTCCCGCTCTCCGGGCAGTATACCCACGCCATATTATTATCTTCAAAAAACTTAGCCCACAGATAGCAGGTAAGATAATACATTCCATAAGTTTGTAACTGTAAAATTTTCTCTAACTTTTGAGGGTTCATAAATCTCCTTTCCGGAGGCGGCTACTCACCGCCCCCTACAGCATACCAATGGCATATAACGTCGTGACACATTAGTCCTTTGGCATAAACATAAATGAGTAACTATGTAAAAGGTCTTTGCCTGTTACATCATGATTAATGGTTGTAAATCCGAACCATTGAATAAGCTTCTAAAAAGCCGTTACAGCGCCTGTATTCCATGATTCTGTGCGTTTTATACGCCTTATGCATGGGATTTTCCGTACAGTACATCAAAAGGGCGTAGCGGCCCCTGTAGCGGTTTCTGGCAATTGCGACATGCCAGTACCGTCTTTCACGGCGGTGCCTGTTAAAGAGGATCAATTTCTTCACTTAATCACCTGGCCTTCTGTTTATGGTCGTTCAGCAGATCCCCTTTCACCTCGTAATAAGCGTAGCGGCTGCTCTGTCGGACGGGCTTGTCCACGTCTACATACTTTTTAAGCTTGTAGGCATACACTCCCACTTCGCGGATTTTTACCTTAAACCTCGTCCAGGTCTCGCCATCCCGGATAAATATTTTTGTCTCCATTAAACTCACCTTCTTTCACAAGAATATTAATATTATTTACATCATTATGAATATACTTTTATATTACCTTGTACTATGATATATTGCTTATATTACAAGGAGGTAACTTATATGAACTTTAAATTCTTATTACTCGCAACTTTATGCACTATTGTGCTATCAGCTTGTGGAACTCAATCTCCGTCTAACACAAATTTAGATTCATCTTCCGATCCCGAAACAACAACAGAGTCAAACAATTCGAACGGTACAGAAGCATCAACTTTCTCACAAGCAACCACAAAAACGTCCGTTTCTGAAACTGTATTTGAAAAAAATGATAAAAACACAGTTGATTTTAAAACGCTTATGGAATTAATAGGAAAATCTGACTCTAATGTAGTTTCTGTACTTGGTGAAGGCGATCCTTTAACCAACGATGATTCTGTACTATTAAATCGTGATTATACGTTATCGTTGTTCAATGAAGATGTTTCTGTTTCGTTAGCTTTCAATTTGTATCAACATAAAGCTAACTTATTAGACCAATGTACTATCTATCTAACTAAACCCGATTTAGATGGCTATAAAAAAATTCTGGTAGGTTTACTCGGCACCCCCTCCGAAACATATGAGAAATCATATTTTTTTGAAACCAGCACTGCTACTGTTTTGCTCGCAGATCCCTTTGATGATGTTCCTTATATTGAAATTTCTCCAAACAAAATTGATTAGTTCAAAAACCATAGGCGGCCTACTGTTACAGAAGGCTGCTGTTTTCTATTCTCTAAAAAAGCCTGAAACATTAATTTCTTTTGCCAAAATAAACGCCGTACGCGCCACATTTCTCAGATTATCTGTAATCAATGCCTTGTTGGGATTTCGATGCGATCGCGTATATACACACCATGCATCGAAATCCTCGTCATAATCCGGCTCTTTTTCCTTGTACAGTTCCGCATATTCAACCTCTTCCCGCGCCACTGCCAAACACAGTTCCATATATTTAATCTTCTGACCGTTATTCATCTTGCTTCTCCTTCTCTCACTAATATACTTCTCTTTCGAGCCATTCCAGGGTATCTACTGCCTTATCCGTCCGATATGTTACAACGTCCAGATCGTCCCGATATAGTTTTGCATCTACCCGGACCAGAAAGCACGCAAGTTCCTCGTCTGTCATCGTTCTAATGCGATCCGCATTTTTCATGGTTTTCCTCCTTCTGGAAAGCTTCATGCTATTTCCACGGCATATATTTACGTAAATCCGGCGGTATCTGAATCACTGTCACCAGAGTGCTTTCTGCGAATATATAAGCCTTGTCTCCATAGAGACGGATATTATCAGCCGTCCTGTTGTAGAAATACAGGCTCGTTACCCATTTATTCAGCCGCCCTCTGGTGTCTGAATGCCTTATACCGTCCGTAAACGCTTTATCTGCCATACGCTGAGCAGACCGCTTATTTAGTCCACAGTGCTCCTTTAAACGCCTTACCGCGTGCTTTGATACGGTTACCATTCAACCTTACCGCCTCCCGTCTGCTTCCTTAAGGATCTCTTTCAGATCACTGATGCAAAGCCGAATCTCCCGTGTCTTATCGACGCCAAGTTCGACATAGTTATCGTCCAATGCGCTCTCCAGATTATTTACGATGTCCATAAGAGTAATCCCCGGATCGTGTTTCTTAAAAAGGATCCCCTCCTCAGTGGCACATACTTCCAGTGGAGTACCTTCCTGTAACCCCATACTCTTCCTCATGTCACGCGGCACTACTACGCGCCCCAGATCGTCAATTCTTCTTATAACTCCAGCAGCTTTCATGCTTCGGCCTCCTCCTTAATCTTTCCCGATCCCATCAGATACCCGAGATAGAACACGTACTTCATGCCAGTGTTCACCAGGCATTCATGCATATCGCGGTCCCTGTCAGCCTCCCGGCCAGCATCGTTTATACAGGATACAAGGTAATCGTCCATCGGATCCGGTATTTCGTCGTCTACGATTGCATTCATTTCCGCTTTAATTACTGGAAGAATTTTCTTTGCCTTCTCCTGCGCCTTCTCTGCCTCTCTCTTTTTCATGCGGTCTTTATGAGCCTCTGTCAGTATGTGCCATACGTTCCAGCCATACGCTTCATAGACATATTCCACATCATCAGCTATTGGACAATCCATATCGCCGATATACCATGTTTGCCAGGAAGCAATATCTACAAACTTTTTTACATCGTTTTCCGGTACCGTTCTATTCACATACAAAATCTGCCATTTTGCATCGAACATCACAACAAAATCCCACTGCTCTGTATGATATTTGTGGTTAAGCAGCCAATACAGGACCGGAGGCAGTTGCGCCGGCGCAATTATTTTAACTTCGATATCTTTCAACATAGCACTTCTCCTATTCTCTGATCGTCTCGTAACAGTTCTTCCGGCCGTTGTATTTCACGGCAACCGGTGAACCGCAGTTAATGCAGTTTACGTCAAATACCTCCTCTTTGAGGTTCGTCATGTAGCGCGTATAAAGCCCGCATTCGCAGTATATACGCATTACCTTAAGTGGCTCCGTAAAGAAGGTTCTCGCCCCACAGTGGGGACATATGGAGCCGTTAATCCTATCTCTGGTGCAGAAAGCATGAACCTCTCCACACTTCCTGCACTTTATGTATAAGAATCCTTTATAGCCCTTGGGTTCTGCTGCCGCTGGCTTCAAAATCTTACTTTCCATCGGTGCCACCCTCCTCGCTCTGTTGCGATCTCGCAATGGCCTCTTCTTCGTCCTGAAGGAGCAACTCCGCCGTGCCCCGATCACAACCCAGATCGTCCATCAGGTCATATAATTTAAGTTCGCGGGCCACATCGTCGCAGGATACTTCTGCCTCTGCCAGCTGCTTCCGAAGCTCCCGTAACTCCTCCTGAGCTCTGTCATAGCTTTCTACCATGCGGTTATATCTCTCTTCCGGAATCATAATCATCTGCATACTTCTGCCTCCTTTTCAAATCTTCTATTCCACTGATCTACTGCTTTATTAATACATTCTTCCAATGTCACAAATCTGGACGGAATATTTGTAAACGCGACCGTCTTACCTTCTACAAAACAATTTGATACACAGTGGCAACTTTTACAGGTTACGCGGGCCGCCTTCATACCAAATACATTATCCTGAACCTTTAATTCCGCTTCTCCTCCGCAGAATGGGCATTCTCTTAACCCAATCATTTTCTGCATTCTGCTGCCTCCTTCTGCTCATTCAATACTTTGGTAACCCACTGCACTTCCTCTTTGTTCCACGTGCACGCCTGTTTCATAAAGTCGAGAAGATAAGGTTTTTCCCTCAACTTACGGATTATTTCCTCTCGCGCTTGGTACTCCTGGTGCTCTCTTTCTTTTCTTTTATTTTCGTCATGCCACCGCCAGTACGCCATTGGTTCATCACAAAACACCTTTAAATCATAGTTAAACAGATACTCTGCCTTAACACCAAATAATCCTGCCAATCCCAGCGCTTCTGAACATGAAATTTCACAATCACCTTTCATTTTCGCCCACACCTCCGGATCATCTTCCCTGCGGTGCTCTCCCAGCCCCATGTGCTCAGCAAGCGTGCAGATACTGTACCCGCTGTTTATGAGTTCTGCCATCAGGTTCGGATAAGGATATTCCCGAAGTTCCTCTATTGATAAGTTCTTATAAATCATATGGCCGCCCTCGCTTTCTCCTGTTTCTTCTGGATTATCAAATCAATCAGGGTGTTGATAAAAATAATTGCCAGTTTGGGACGCTTAAAAGAGGTTAAGTCTTTCATTACCTCTTCCCGATACTCCTGAATATCTTTAATACTCATCGTTCCCAGCTCATGAATCAGCTCCATGACCAGATTATCCATTTCACTGCCTATATCCATAAAATTCACCTTCCATTTCTGGCCCAGAGGTGGTATACTGCAATTGTGAGATTGCGTATGGCCTCCGGGCTGTGCTGTCCTTAGCTAATTTGCGGCTAGCTAGGGACTTTTTTAATTGTTTCCCATCTCTGCAGTACACTCATTATCATGCTTCCCGACCTCTGTTTCCTCCCCAGATAAGTATTCGATCAGCGTGTCCAGATTAACAAGGATCTTCCGGCCAGACCGGACTACCGGGATTTCTCCCTGGTTCACCATCTGCCTGATACACCATTCTCCGACACTGGTTCCCGGATCCTGCTCTTTAAAGTAAGCCGCGCACTGTTGGATTGTCCGCATCCGTGGTATTCCTGCCATGGCTGTCACACTCCTTCCGGAAAGAAGAACGCGCTTCCTTTCGGCGCCTCCACTTTCCTTGCATAGTCATCCGGATTCCCGCCGGTAGCAGTGATCTCCTCGCGCATCTCCTCAATCCGCTTCACGACCTCCTCACGGCTCTCTCCGGTAATATCCATGATATCTTCTACTGTAAAGTTCTCCTGTTCGTTAAACTCCATTGCCAGGCTCATTCTCATACCGTTATACACAGCACGTAATGACAGGCTATTATTTTCCATGCCGCTCTTCATTAATCCGGCAATCTCTTGTTTCTGCATTCCGTACTTACCATACTTATTCCATATCGCAGTTACGGCCAAATCAAATTCTTTATTCATGTGTCTCCTCCCTATCTAATATCTCTTTTAATCTCTGGACAGCGTTCTCATAATACCTAAACGAAGGCACATTCTTCGAGGAATACGGAGACTTGTCCATCACAGTAATGCCGCATTCTTCCGTCTTAAGCCCATGCAGGTTTGCCAACTTGCCAACTTTATTACTGGTGATCCCCAGACGGTTCCCTACCTCAGTAGCCGAATAAGTTTTTTCGACCGGTGGAAGATAATTACCCAGTTCCTCGCCCATCAACGTTTCGGCTCCCTTCAAGTCAAACACCTTCAATGCGACTTCGGAAAGTTGATCCCGTGGGATAGATGTCTTAATCTCCTTAAACGCTCTTGTCCTGGCATTCAGCCGCATGGCCTCCGCTCTCATGGCCTTCGCCTTTAGCTCGATCTCCTGGGCTTCCGTAGATGACAACTGCTGCTTTTCTTTTTTCTCTCGAAGTAAGAAATACTCATCTACCAGTTTGTCGTGAACCTCCCATGCCAGATCCGTATCCATAATCTTAATAAGCTTTGCGTAACCGCGTTCTGATAATATGTAGATGTGCTCGGCTTTGGAAATCTGCATCTGTGTATATCCAAGTGTTTCTAAAAATTGTTGCTTGTCTGGTAAGCAACTTTTTAAATCAATAAAATCTGTGCCTTCCGTAAAACGCTTGATATTATCTGTAATTCTCGCTCTGACATTGCGCACTTCCATTCTGTGTATCTCTGCAATGGTCTTATCTGAAATACACTTCTTGCCCTCTCCAAACCCTCCAAGCACTACCGGGATATTCCATCCCATAAAATTCTGTCTTCCTGCTACTCTGATCTCATTCATCCGTATTTACCTCCATCTTAATCTTGTACTGTTTCCTGTCTTTTCTTTCTTTATAAAATTCATTGTGCGGACTGCTTTCAAAACAGTGAAGATGTAAATCATCGATCGCGTCCATCCAGTTAAAGAAAAAGAATGTCAGATCGTCATTTACATATTCCCACAGCAGATCAGCAGCATCCATCTCAGTTCCAATGGGTTTATCCGGTTCAAGGCGCTCAATTGCTTCCCTTACATAGAAATAATCCTTTACTCCCCATCTTTCACCATCGTATTCCTTCTTTATAGGAAACATTTGCACTAACTCCTCCGGCGTTAATTTGCCTAATGCTGCCATAATCTGGCTGCACTCCCGATAGACCGCTTCTATACGTTCGCACGACTTTACCCGAGATTTAGGACGCTTTTTGAAATACTCTTTCCCCATCGCCTTAACGCCTAAAAACGCATACTTCGCTAATTCATCACCGCACAGTTTGTCATGTTTGATTGCTCTTCTGTGGGCTTCGCAAAACTTCTTAAAGGCTTTCCGGTACTTGCCAGGCGATAAAGCAATGCTTAATGGATCAGAGTCTTTCAATATATTCCATGAGTATTTCAGGATCCCCGGAAGTGAATAGAATGGAATATCCAGCCCGGTTATTACCATTTTCATTACACATAGACGATCCATAACTGGCCGAAAATGACTTATGATATTCCGAGCCTTTAACTCATATGAAATCAACTCGGCCATATCGCTTTCGTCTTTATCTAACTTCTCCAATGCCTCCTTGCGAACCCTGCGTAATTCTTTCTTACCCCATTTTCGAAGGGAATACAGCAGGTTGTTATCGAGGACAGCACCATCTTCCACAACCTTGAATCCGTTTATGATTTCCCGTAGACGCTCCGGCTCAATGAAGCCCTCCAAAATACCGCTACAAGACTCCAATCCTTCCGAGTCCATTTCGATATCGTCAGATTCTGGTAAATAGTCCAGTATTACATGTTCATTATCAATAAGATCAGCGTCAACGATACGGTTAAAACAGGAGGGTGCAAATAATTTCACTCCTGCATTTTCAAGCATTCTTTCCATGCTTGCCATAGGGGGCGTTATATTCCGCCTGTTCTTAATATGCTCAATCAGTACCTTTTTTCTTTCTGTGTTCATTTTTCTTTTTCCTCTCTTTTTAATTCTGCTACGCTCTTGCACAGCGGCTTCACAGTTTTTACCGCTTCCGGTTGGTGGCCGGCGTGGGTGGATTTAAATTTCAATGTACAGTTAAATCTCACGGCACTTCCTTATACACAACCGTACAGGTCTTCGGATTGCCTTTGGAGTCAGTATAAGGAATTTTATTCGGATAGTTATTCTCCGCCAACCACAATCTCGCATCTTCCATAACAGAAGGCTTATACTGAACTGTGACGTCCTCGTGGCCGTTCCGGCTGAATGCTGTCGTTACAATCTCACTGTCAGAAATATGCAGCTTCTTAATAATGACGCTGACGGCCTGATTATGAGGCTTATCTTTGGAAGAATATATTCCCAACTCCTTTGCCATCTCCGTGCAGTCGTAAAGCTTCGGCATCGTTTCCTTATCGGTGAGAAGAGGCGCAGTGAGTGAGTATCCAGAATCTTTATATATGTGCTGCATCTCAGCAGCTATATAAATAGGTTCTATTTTTGCGTCCTTATATGCCTCTCTGATGTTTTTCACCATCATGTTGACAGAGGAGAGCGGCGGACGTTTCGTATCTTTCTGTTTCTGTGGAGCAGCTTCTTTCTTGAAATAAGAAGTAACCAACTGCCGCTGAACCTTCCAGGACAAATCATCTGTGAGCGACTTCGTGACCATAAGGTATCCCTGCTCTGTGATAAGTGTAATATCCTCTGTCGCCTGTTTAGAATAAGCCGGATTGAAGTGTGTCCGAAATTCGGACGCGCTTATTTTGAAATAGTCTTCTCCATCAATAAAGCGCTTCTTATTATCATTGAAACGTTTCCTCGCTGTTCCCTCTGGCCTCTCATGGACGGTGTCAATGTCCTTGAATGTGACTACCCTCTGGCCTCTGAACTCTTTTACGGCCACCTCGCTGTTTCCTACTGCTACTATTTGTTTCTGCATCTTTGTTCTCCTTTCTTGTATCTTTTAAAGTTACTTCTTCCGCAAAAAAAATTTCGCATGGATTCGAGATATTCAGTCGATCAATCATCACCTGAATTTCATCACTTCCGAAACGCCCCTGCTTCATTTTGTTATAGAACGTTTTCGGGGATATTCCCAGCATTTTAGCGACCTTGACCTGAGAAAATCCATTTTTGGCAATAATACCTCGTAACTCATTTGTCCGTATCATTATAATCACCTCCATTCCATCGGTAACTCAATAAGTTACCTCGAATTATAGTCTCTCAAAGGTAACTTGTCAAGTTATTTTTTTCTTGACTTGTAACCATTTTGTGATATACTCAAGTTACAGGAGGTGCATCATGAATATAGGAGAAAGAATACGTGGACTGCGCGAAAAGCAGGAAATGACTCAGACGGAACTAGCTGAAAAGATTGGCTCAACAAAACAAACCGTTTATAAATATGAAAATGGTGTCGTCACAAACATTCCTTATGATAAGCTCATTCTATTGGCTAAAGCTCTTGGAACAACTCCTTCCTCTCTCATGGGCTGGGATAAAATTGAGGAAGCTATTAACGAAGAATTTACACGCTTAGATAATTTAACAAAGCAGTATATCTTATTATTTGAATTGAACGGATATAAAATAGACGTAGGTGACGAACAGGTTAAGATTACTGATAAACAAAAAACAGCATGCACAGTTACCAAAAAAGATTTTATGTCTATGATTCAATATTGCTATATCGATATAGAGAATAATATGAACAAATTGTTAAGAAGTTACGAGACAACATCGTAATAAATTTTTCTAACACTATATCATTGCTATTTTTATAAGCACAAAAACCGCCCGGTGCTACCAACACCGAACGGCTTTAAATAGATGTAACTATCAACCCATAGGGAAGATGATATACACCCACTATTCAATAATAGTATATCACACTTCCCTTTCTTTCGTACACCCCAAAACAGGCGTTCGAGTTGCGATATCGCAACAAATTGAGAAAGGAAGGTTAATATTATGGCAAGTATACGTCAACGTGGTGATTCCTATCAGGTCACAGTCAGTAATGGCCGCCGCTCCGATGGAACACAAATCATAGAAACAGACACATACACTCCGGAGCCAGGCATGACAAAGCGTCAGATCGAGAAGGCCCTGAATGAATTCGTAGTAGATTTTGAAAGAGATGTCAAGTCCGGCCAGAACGTAAAAGGTAAGCGTATGACCTTTGAACAATTGACGAAGCAGTTCCTCAAAGACACAAAGCCAACTGGCAACGAGGAGCGTGATACTCTCGCCATTACAACATGGTCCAGTTATAAAAGCGATCTTGAGCATCGAATCAATCCACGAATAGGCCACTTGAAAATCATCGACATAATTCCCAAGACATTAAAGGAATACTCTGAATCTCTCCGGCAGGACGGCGCAAGACTGGATGGCAAACCAGGCGGAATGTCAGAATCCACTATTTCAAGAGATTGTGCAGTCATAAGCAGTATCTTGTCTTATGCAGTTGGCGAGGGCCTGTTATCCCTTAACCCTATCATCTATGCCGGACGTCAAAGCAAGGGCCGTAAAGCCAAGAAAGAGTACAAGGTGGACTATCTTACCATTGAGCAGGTAAAACGCCTTCTATGGGCCTTAGACAATCCTATACCCATCAAACACAAGGCCCACGATCAAGTAGATGATACAGGAAAGCCATACCATGTCCCAGAATACACTCAGGTGTGGCGGCTTCCGCTAAAGTGGCGGGCGTACTTCTATCTGGCACTATTCGTCGGTGACCGACGTGGTGAGAATATTTCATTTACGTGGGAAGATATTGATCTGGAGACTGGTACGGTTAATATCGATAAATCCACCGCCTATGTCGATAGGCAGATTATACATAAGAGCACGAAGACATATAAATCCCGTTGCCCTATTGTACCTCCGGTTGTTACCGGAATATTAAAGCAATGGAAGGCTGAACAGCAACAGCAAAGTCTCGAGCGCGGCACCGCCTGGATCGGCCGCCATGGGAAAGATTTTGACAAGAACTACATTTTTACACAGGAAAATGGAAAACAGATGCATCCGTCCAGCCCGTACCATCAGTTCAAAAGAATTATAAGGCTATATAATGAAAATATCGCCGAAGGTGAAGATCATATGATTCCTCCAAACGCAACGCAACACGATCTTCGGCATACAGCAGCCTCCATATTGATTTCCAATAATATGGATCCTCGATCAGTAGCCGGTGTCCTGGGACACTCTAATGCCAGCACTACGCTTAACATTTATGCATATTTTTTCCAAACGAAAAATCAGGAGGCCGCCGATATTATGGCTGATACGCTTCTGCAATCAAGCACATCATAGCGCTACCAAACAAGTGTTCTGACTAACATTTGACTAACAATGCTACCAAAAGTAGCATTTTGAGACCTCACGAGAACAAATATAAAAATCACAGAATCCGCATAAAACCTAGCTTTTTCAACATTACATCATCACACCTCATGAGACATAATGCGATTTTTAAGATTGGTAGTGAGGAGGTCACGGGTCCGAGTCCCGTCATCAGCTGGTTGAAACCCTTGAATATTCAAGGGTTTTTTTATTTTGTATACCAGATAAGTAAGTGGAATCCCCTCACTGCGCCAACCGCCCTGCATGTCTCCGGTCATTTTAAGAATACAATTCCTGCATCTTCTTCCCTGCTGCCATCCTCTCCCTCATAAATCATAATCGCACTGCATTTCCCCTTCTCCACATCGCTTTTCTTTCCATAAATCATAAGAATAACCCGGCTGGAAGGAACATCGTAATTCAGTTTTCTGTGCAGTCTTAAAATAGTTTCTCCCGATGCGTAGAGCGCAGGCCCAACGGTGTGGCTGACGGCAAGAATTGTCGTCTCCCTGCTGCCGGGCGAACTGAAACTGTACTGGGCTAATATCTCATAATGTGGTATCATTCTGTATAGTGTCACCATCACAATAACCGCTGCTGCAAAACAGGACAATCTCTTCATACGGTACTTCCTCTCCTTTTCGAATAGCGCTGTACCTGTATTTTAATACATCTGTTAAAATATATCTATATAAATACATCTTATTTTCGCACATATATTTGAATATAATATCACTATACGGAAGGAGGCGTTATATGGGGCATATTAATATTAAGCTGGCCGACTTAATCTGTGAAAAGGGCGAAAGCAAGAACAAAGTCTGTTACCACTGTGAAATACAGCGGACTCAGCTGAATAATTACTGCAACAACAAGGTCTCCCGCGTCGACCTTGCCCTGATGGCGAGAGTCTGCAAATATCTGGACTGTGATATCAGCGCAATTCTGGAATATGTAAAAGATGAAGACGAAGAAAACGCTGAAGAACGCAAAGAATCTAAGGCCACGGGAGAAAAGAAAAAGGACTAG